CCGCTAATACAGTAAACACCCTGCGTTGGTAATGCTTTCTCGTAGAATTGTTTTAACATGTCTCTTGCAGAGTTAAAAAGAGCGGGACGATGCCCGCTCAGTTAATGGATAAGGGTTTCCCCTTACGTTTTAGTTTCGTCGTATTTCCTTCCTACCATTGCTTCAAGGTATTTAATAGCCGCCGCCACGTTCTTTGCAGGTAAGATTCCCTTGGCGGTGTCGCTCTCAATGAGGTCTGTCAGTGTCTCCACCTTCAACAGATTTTTATGTCGGATAGGTTTGCCACGGAACCAACTAAAGACTGTCATCCTTGACACCTCAATTGCCCATGCTACGTACTTAGTGGGTAACTTAGCATTAACGCAAGCGTGAGCAAGCGCAGTACCAGCCCTGTTGGGGTTGGCTTTTGCAAGTTCAATTAGGAATCTATCGCTATATGGTCGTGACATCCCTATTCCTTACTTCTTAGACCATTTTTTAACTACGTCCGAGATGTCCTTCTCAGCCACGGCGGGTTTTGTGGACTCGCGTTTTACTGGTTCGGGAGTAACATCTTTGTTAGTGCCTTCGAATTCGGGAGTAACATCTTTGTTAGTGCCTTCGGGTTCTACTAAATCACTACGATGGCTAGGCACTTCATCAACTGTGTCTACTTGGTAAACGTTCATCTTGATAGCAGCTTCGGCAACGGCGCTTTTGGATTGACGAGCAATGATCTGCAAATCCGAGTCTGACACTTTACCAGCAGGACTGAACAAAACCTTGGGCGCAGTAGCTTTTGTATCAAATGCCATCCTAGTAATTACCCTACCTGCGCTGACGTTATGTGACGCTAAGTGCTGGATGTAAGACCGGAAGGGGAATCGTCCATTATCTTCTTTACCGAAGACCGAGGTAGCGGGTAGCACGAGCTGCATTACATCACCGGCAGGATCGTTAGGCAGCACCACGGCAGTGCGCCAAGACAAGCGGCAAGCTGTACCCGTACCGCCACTACCCGAACCTTTAACAGCCTTGGGGCAGTCTTGGCATTGGCTAGCTACGGGAGTCTTCACGTCTGCATCGGGCGCTTCAGAGTCGGTAGACCAGCACATAGGGCTAATCTTTTGGCCTTCTTGGTACACACCCTCATAGAACATGCGCGATGCCTTGTGCGCCATCTTCACAAAAATAACATTCATGTGGCGGTCTTCAATAGCACCGATTTCTTTACCACCAGCGTACTTACGGAACACTCCACCTTTGATGGAGATGCGGCGGCTTTGACGTACACCACCAGCTACTGCAAGGGTATCATCGTCGAGGCCTTCGATGGGGGTCATCACTGCGCCGCTAAACAGGGTTGCGAGATCATTACTCATTTTCAATTTTCCTTGTTACTGAACTTACTAATTAAGAAGGTTTGCGCACGGAAATCGTGAACTCCCTCATTACATTCACTCCGGGAGGTAGCCCATCGGCATGGTTCTCCTTGAGGAATTCTTTAAAGTTGCCCTGATGAATACGTGCTTCAAACAGGTCAACTGCGCCATTGGATAGCACAAATTTCCGAAAGCTGTCGCCGTCATTGACGTTGTACCGCTCATACAACTTACGCATTACCGTGCCGTAACTCGTGCGTATGCTCTTTGCGTTGCTCTCGTTGCAAGTAGCCATGAATGTCTGCTCTAGCATTGCTAGCTCATCCTCAAGCTCTTTGATTTGGGCTTTCCTTTCTGCCTCTATCCTATCTCGCTCATTGCGTATTGTCAAGTAAACTTTGACTAATTCGTCGAGTTTTGTGGTCTCAACTTCTTCAATTTCTTCAATCATGTTTCTAGCTCCTTTAGTTTGGTGTTAACAAGTTCTTGAATTAAATCTTTCTGCATGTTCCATGTAGCGTCTTCATCTATGAAGTAATGCCCAGCGCCGTGTTTTTTAGTCATTTCTGTCTGAAACTGCTCCGGTATTTTTATGTCAGAATCCCAAGCAAATTTTTCCCAGATTTCGTACCAATCTTTGTCTGTTAATTTACTCATATGCCTATCTCCTGTCGGTATAAATCAACCAATTTCTCATGTGAGTCCACCTTACCTTGCAGCATCTGATAGACTTTTCGCTCAGCCTCTGAGCCTTGCAAGTGAACTACCGTCATGCTGTTGACCTGCCCTACTCGGTCAATCCGCGCCACGCATTGCAGGTAAGTCTCCACGCTCATAACGGGGGACCAAAATACAACGGTGTCTGCGGCAGTTAGGGTCACGCCATGCGAGGCGGCTTGAGGTTGGATAACAAGTACACGTGGGTGTTCTGCGTTTTGAAATCGTTTAATGATTTCAGCGCGCTCTCTTGCTGGTACGTCTCCGTTAATTATTTCATTGCTTACTCCTTCGCTAGTTAAGTGTCGTGAAACAAGGTCGATGGTGTGCCGAAACGGAACAAAGATGACTACCTTATGCTCTGTCTCGTCCAGCACCTCCATCAAGGCGTTGAGTCGTGGGGAAATATCAAACTCCACCACTTCCCTCGTATCGGTATAGACTGCTCCACCCGAAATCTGTAGCAGCTTGCTAAGCTGTGCCGCTGCATTGACCGCGCTAATCTGCTCTCCTGCGGTCTCTATTAATAGTTGGTTCTTTAACTCACGGTAATACTTCATCACCTGTGGGCTAAGCGGAACCTCACGGGTCTGATACACCAGCGGGGGCAAGTCCAAGCACTGCGCCTTCTCGAACCGGATGGCAGGCTGTAAGACGTCAAACACCATTTGCTTAGCGTAGGACTTGGGAACCCATTTAAAGCGTGTAACCTGCTGCATGACTTTATCGCGCCATGCCGTGAAGTACTTGGGTACTGCCGAGGGGTTGACCAGCTTAGCTAGGCCGAACGCATCTAGCGGGGACTGCGAGGCGGGTGTACCGGTCATCATCCACAGGCGTGTAGATGGGGTAATTAACTTTGCCAGCATGCGCCAGCGCTTAGTAGTGACTGTCTTGTATGCGTTGGCTTCGTCCACCACGATAAGGTCAAACTGTGCCTTGGCAATCTCAGCAGCAACTGTGTTAATCCCATCGTAGTTGATGATGACAAACTCGTAGCTGCCGTTGACTACCTTTGCGCGTTTGACTGCATCCCCGTATGCCACACCCACTGTGCGATGCATAGCGGTCTTGAAGATGTCTGCTTGCCATGCTGAGTACATGATAGACAGAGGGCAGATGATAAGCACACGCTTGATTTGGCCTATCTGCATGAGGTAATCAACAGCCCACACCACAGATGAAGTCTTACCTGTGCCAGCTTCGTTAAAACAGAAGCAGCGATCCCTCAGCGCCAAGTATGAAGCAGTGGTTTTTTGATGCTTAAATGGCGTGTAGAGGCCGGGCCATGTGTATTCTTTTGTCATTGGACTAGGAGCATCTCCGTAGACCTTGACTAGGCGCTGCATCTCAGGCATGCCCCAGTAGACTAGAAGTTCAGCATTGACTCCATCATCTTTTAGTACTTCGCATTTATCTATGTAACCAACGATGTACTTTAAGTCACCGGATGGCACAGACAGATGCACTGCCGTGTCTTCAACTACAACCATACTATTCCTTACTTAATTTAACATGGCCCCTTACGGGGGCTAGTCGGTCAGGTCAACACCGAAAGGAGAACGTGCCTCTGACTGATGCGGTTTAACGGGGCCGAAATCTAGTAAAACACCCCTCAATGCCCACTCACACCTAACGGCATTAATCACTTCATTGACCCATCGGACTTGCGCGGGAACGAACGATTCTTGTGTGGACTCTCAAGGCGCACTCCGTCTGCATTAGAGCCGCCCTTACTTAGCGCCTTGACGTGCGCTACATCTTTACCAGCGCGGCTAACACCCTTGGCATCTAACTTACGGCGTGCGCGTTGACGCTCCATGCGGTTGGGTAACTCACCACGTTCTTGCTGTTGGTCATACTCTTTTTTGTATGGCCTTTTTTTATTGACATACGGCATTTTGTTGCTCCTTGATGTGAAGGGTTGCCGTAGATGCTCTACGGGTCTCCACGATTGCTAACTTCAGTTGGTCCATAGCTAGGTCATAGTCACAATCTAGCAAGTAATCGTGGGCCTTCTTCAGCGCACGTTCCGCCATCATAAGCGGATGTGCGTAATCAATCAACTTGTTCATCGTTTTTCCTTATAAAAATCGCAAGTGCGAACAGGACACCAGCCGCAAAGCGGTGTCGGATTGGGGTTCCATACGTTTGTCTCGTATGAACTTGTTAGTCTAGCTAAATCTGCGTGGAAATGGGCCCAGAGGGTGTCAATATCTTCTCGCTTGTAAGACTCATCCATGAAGCTGTTGTAAGCCACAAAGAGCAGCCCTGCCTTAATTTTTTGTACTTGGGGGAAGTGGGCAAAGATCATCAGCGCCATTAGCTTTAACTGTTTGGGGTCTGCGTACTTGTTGCTGCCGGTCTTGTAGTCAATGATGAACGCCGTATCTGTATCAAGAATCATCAAGTCCACGATACCCCGCACCCAGTATCCTTTATCGTACTCACAGGCATTCTTATCTTTATCCAGCGCCATGCGGTACTCAGGGTACTTAACACCTTTAGTTTCTAAAAGCACGTCTAGCACAGGTTGGAAATGCGCATAGTTCTTAGCCAGCGGTGTTCCGTCTTTAACGTAATTCTCCATAGCTTTGTGAGCCTCGTTGCCATACGTCATCTGCGGCGTTGGCGCTTTATAGAACCGTTTAAGAACCCTAATCTCTTGGTACTGTTTAGGACAAATTATGTAGTCCTTTAGCGACGAGAATGACCATGTGAAACTCATGTTATTTCCTAGGTAGGTTTAGGGCAGTTATCAGGCGGTACTACTACGCACCATACAGCAACCCATTGTTTCCTGTGGGCTGTCCATCTGTCTATGTACGCATCGGGCATCCCCAATAGCGCACGCCTACTGGAAGTGGTACTTTTTTCCACCCGCTCGGCTATTTCATATACGGTCAGCCCATCAGGGTACTTCTGTAGCACCATCCTCACAGCGTGATGATTACTCTTGTGCATTTTTCTCCTGTCTTTGTTCGTAGCA